TCTTTGGTTAATGATACTTCTTCTGGAACCCAAAAAAATCCTCGTTGCTCCTGTTCAAATTTGGCAAGTTTATTATATTTTGTTTCTTCAAATCGTTGTATGGTTACCGGACCAGCTGGATCCAGAAACATTTTTCGATTCAGATAATTTGTTGGTTTACTTAAATCATATTGTGCTTTAGACATTTTTTTCCTTACATTTATCAAAATGCCAACGACTCATTGACAAAAAACCCCCGGACTTATTACAGTGCGGGCAAGTTTTTTCTGGCCTTGGCTTTAGTTTTAGTGATTCTCTTATTTTATTTTTTGTTTCTTCTGTGTGATTTTTTGGACCATTTCCGCCATTCGCTAGTTGAGCTAGGCGAATGTTTTCTCTATGTTTTAGACTTTTTGGCTTGGACATTCTTAATTTTGTCTTGTCGGACTTTGATTTACCTTTTGACGAAAGTGTTTTACCGTAGGTTCTAAATACCCTTGATCCTTTTAATGAATCAAAATATCTTTTGTTTAAACATAACGTATTTTTTATGTTTTTTCTTATAATATCCTGCTCATAATCAAAACACAAGTCGTGGTCATTGCTTGTAAATAATATTTCTGTTTCAAACTCAACAGTAGACGACTCTTTTAAAAGAGATTTAATCTCTTTAGAGGAAGTAAAGTATTTTTTCCAAAGATCTTCTTCTGGAGTTAAATTATATTCAATATGTTTATATCTTGAGCCATAATAAAACTTTCCAGTTGGGGTGTGCTTTACTAGATAAACATAAGCAGGAATTATAATTTGCATGATTCGCAATTTTCTTCTTCATCGTAACTAACATGTTCTACAGCTTGAACATTGTTGGGCTGAGTGTTGTTGGATTTACTGCCGGCTTTGTTGATCAAGCTGTAGTAGAATGTTTTTAATCCCCAGTGATGTGCTTGCATCAAATTCCGGGCAATTAGTGTAGTTGGCACTTTACGATCCGCAAAGTGTGCTGGATTGTAGAATGTGTTGGTACTGATTGATTGATCAACATAGGCAGCAATTACTGCGGCTGTTTTTAAATAGCCGTCACAATCCTTTTGTTCCCACATCAGCTGATACCGGTTCTTTAGTTTGTGATACTCTGGTACAACCTGTGTCAGACTACCGGCTTTGCTTTCTTTCACAGTGATTAAACTCATGGGCAGTTCAATACCGTTGGTTGAGTTGATCACAACTGAGCTTGACTCAACCGGAGCCACAGCCATCAGCGTAGCATTACGCACACCATGTTGTTTCATGCTGGTACGTAGAGTTTCCCAATCTAGTTCTGGAGCAAAGTCGGCCAGTTCATTGACACCTTGAGCACGCAGTTCCCATGGAAATGTACCCTGTCCGTATCTAGTCTTGTCAGAATGCAAACAAGCGCCACGCTCCTGGGCCAATTCAACGGTGGCTTCGGTCAAGTAGTATGCTTGATGTTCCATCCATGATTTGACTTCTTGTAGTGCATCCTTTTCTCCATAGATAAGACTACGCTTGGCATGCCAATAAGCCAAGTTTGTGATACCGATACCCAGGGGTTGTATTTCATCATTGCTGAGTTTTGATTGAATGCTCAAGAAGTCTTGGTAATCAAGAATGTTGCAAAGACTACGCTGGAGGATACGACAAGCTCTACGCATGTCTTCTGGATTGCGGAAAGCGCCCCAATTGATTGATCCCAGTGTACAAAGAGCAATACGTCCCTGATCATCATCTAATCGCTTGAATGATTTGGTTGGTAATAAGATTTCACAGCACAAATTTGATTGATAGATTGTGTGGAACTCAGGATCAAAAGGACCTTGTTTGGCCACATTGTCAATGTACACTAGATAGATACGTCCGGTGTCTGTGCGTTCTTTAAGGATGCCGCCTTTGAACACATCTTCTGCGGCCATGGTTTTCTTGCGGAGGTCTGTGCGTTTTTCATATCGGACATAGAGTTCTTCAAACAACTCAGTGTTGGCGTAGAACGCTTGGTAAAGGTCCGGAACTTCATTGGGATCAAAGAACGTAATTTTTTCTTTGTTTTTAAATCTGCGCCAGAAAAAAGCACTCAGCACGACCCCATAGTCCATGTGACGAACCCGAGTTTCTTCTGTGCCTTGATTATTTTTAAGTACAATAAGATCATCAAACTGATGATGCCAAATTGGATAGAACACAGTGGCTGACGCATTTCTAATACCACCTTGTGAACAACTACGTAAATCTCCAAACCATTTTTTTAAAAAAGGAATCATACCTGTGTGCATAATCTCACCACCGCGGATGGGACTGCCCAACGGCCGTAGTCTTCCAATTTCTAAACCAATGCCAGCACGTTTGCTGGCATACTTGGCCATCATTTCTCCCGAAGCAAAAATACTGTCAAGATCATCGTCACTGCGTATAAGCACACAACTTGAGAACTGCTTAGTGGGTGTGCCCAGGCCAGCCAGCACAGGAGTAGCCAAAGTAAAAAGACCGTCACTAGCCGCGTTGTAATATTCTTTGATGTAGCGCATTCTAGAGGCATTAGGTTCCTCGCGATGAAACACAGTTGCTGCCGCGACCATGTAACGAACTTGTGGTGTTTCATAAATTTCCTTTGTGGCTCGATTCTTGACCAGATACTTTTCAATCAACTGTTCAATGGCCGCATAACTATAACCTTCATCCTTGTCATGATCGATGATGTCATTCATGCGGTTCCAGTCTTCTTCTGTGTACCACTCTAGCAGTTCAGGTGTGTATAAACCTGTTGCTACATTCTTTTTAACAATTTCATAAAGATGCGGAGGTGTGTAGCTGCCATATACATCTTTGCGTAACATGCTCAATCGTTGTTTGCCGGCTACGTATTGATAGTTTGTGTGTCCGACATCAGGATTCTGTTCCACATCAATCAAGTCCACAATGGCACGCAAAGTGATGCCATCAATTTCTTCTGTGGTAATACCGTCATAAAAATGCAATTGTGCTTTGATCTCAATCATGGATTGACTGACGTCTGCAATGCCTTTACAGACTTTTGCTACCTGAGCTTGCCACTTTTCAATGTGAAGAGGCTCACGTTGCCCACTACGTTTAACTACTGTAATCTGCGTCATTTAACTTCCGTATGTTTTTATAAGTACTGCTGTTTTACTGCTGACTGCGTCAACTGCTTCTTGATGTTTACTGCTTGGATGGTATTTACGATTGTGTTTCTGTCCCAATTAAGTATATATTTTGATTTTGCGACCTGTACTAAATTATCACCTGAATCTGTTAAAACCAGTGTTGCATCGCCTAAATCTGCACGATCCAACAAAGTTATAGTATACAGGATTCCCAAGGCTCTTGCAAGATCACAATAGTGGTTATCACTCAAAAGTTGCCAAGGATCAGGCCAATTTGCCTGATCATCCCAGTGTAGATAATACGGACGCCAAGGCACATCAAACCACCAACTATTAATGGCTTCTAATGATTGTTTCAAAGGAAGAGATTGACATCTTTCGCGGAGATCATTCCACGATTCCAGCCTAAGGGCAAATGTGATAGGCCACATCAATTACCGTGTTGAGTAGATTGAATAGATAAATGTGCCGTTGGCACCTGCTGTTGCTGTGTACTTGATATCGGCTGTGCCAGCATTGTTGACCACTGTCAACACAACACCTGTTGTGGCTGTTTGATTAAAATCATCAGTATACACAATGTTACCTACTAGATCATTGACCACAGTAATTATACCTGTTCGTTTGGCTGTGCCACGTATGATACTGTAGTCAACACTAAAAGCTTCTAGAGCAGATGATGCAATTGTGGTAACACTGACTGTATTACCAACCACTACCTCGCTAAATCCTGACTCTCGAATAAATGTGCCAAGTTGAATTTCTTTGCCATTTGTAGTGGCAATGACTTGCTGACTATTGATGTTGATACGAGGATACGTACTTACAAAATTATCTCCGCGTTCAAACATGTCACCGAAACAAACATTGTTGTTGCCATCAATGTCAATGATTGTGGTTGCAGGTTGTAGCACACCATCAAAATGGTTGCCCACGTCATAGAAAATATTGTGACCAGTTCCGTTGAGACTGATTACTCCAAGCTCAATACCTTGGGCATAGATGTTGTCAAACAAGTTGTGAATGATTCGTGTACCAGTTGGCCCACCATTTACAGGACTTGTGATGCCAAGTGCAATGCCTTTGAACAATGTATCAAACTTTGAATTTGAAACAGTGACACCATTGGTCTGTTGTTCTGTGGCAATACCATAAGTAGTTCCAGAGAACACACAACGATCAAAAGTTATGGTATTACATACCAAACTTGCTGTGCTGGCAAATCTAACACCGGCAGTGTCATCAGCATCTGTGTCAAGATCTGCTGTGGTCAATGGGCCTGTAAATGTCACGCCTGTAAAACTACTGTTGTTGATATCTTCAACTAAAAATACATCAACATCAGGGTCCAAACTTTCAAATCCCATGTTGGCTATTGTGACAAATTGTGGAACAATAGCTCCGTTGTTGCCAATGTTCACACCTGTCTGTTGCAAACTGTCACCTGTGCGAGCAACATAGGCTCTGAGAGCACTGTCATCACCCGAACTCATTTGAATTATTGAATTGTCTGCACCTTCGCCGTACAAGGTAGCAAATGGTGGAATTACTATTGATTCTGTAACCTTGTAAACTCCGGCCGGAAAAAACAGTCCACGACGTATTTGCGGGTTTACTTCTCTGCAATATAATTGATACAGGGCACGATTGATAGCTGCTGTGTCGTCAGTGACTCCATCGCCAGTTGCTCCAAAATCTTTGACTGTGGCAAACTGATCCAACCATGATTGCAGACTTTGACTTATTGGTGAGCCAGCAGTGGGTCCTGTTTGAGCTACATATCCAGTGGCCGCTTGTCCGCTGTATGTATAGTTTGTTTGAAACGCTAAAATATCTGAGAATTCTGTAAGAATTTCTGTGTTGCCGATTACCGGAGCACCTTCTTGTAATGTACCGTTACCAATGAACAATCTACGTTCATCAATTGACCAGCCAAATTCGGCACCAGCTAGTTGTGGTAAGTTTTCCTGTAACCCTTTGCGTTGGGTAATTCTTGATATTTGTACAATAGCCATCTATAGTTCTCCGATCACGTATTTAGCAGATAAAACTGCTCTACACGTCTCCACCAAAGAGCTCGATATTTCTCAAAATTGTTGCCTTCTAGTACAAATTCCTGATATTCAGGGGCAGTCAGCACATTGCCCATGTCATCCACTTCGGGCTTGACACACATTAAAATTACGCCTTTTTTGATGCTGGTGCCGTGCAATTCGTTGTGTGCTTCTGCATAGGCACAGAGTTGTAGGAAATAATCTTCAATCCATTCAATCTTTTTGGGCTTGTTTGTTTGCTTGTAATCCAGGATGCTTTGTTCATTTAAATGCATTCCAGCGGCATCTGTGGTGCCAGCATATATACCGGGAAAATACAGCGGAACTTCATAGCCCCAAAATTCGTCAACTCGCCCAGTTACGCCTTGATCAATCACTGTTTGAGCCATGGCATGGCTGGCCCATCCAAATGGATTGGTACCACGATCCTTGAGCTCGCCATTTTTTACATAGTGCTCTAAGTAGGTGTGCATTCGTGTGCCGCGGTTGGCAGCCTCTGTGGTAATTTGCTGGGCTTTTTGTTCGCCCACACGCCGGCGCCATTCTTGCAGAGCCTTCATTTTTTCTGGTGGCTTGGTTCGATCCAGTATAGTGGTCACTGAGGGCAACTTGTTGCCGTCGGGTGTGGCATAAAAGCGTTTGCCATTGATTTCTACTCTTGGAACTGGTGTGTATTCAAATCGAGGATTGAACATCAAATTCTAAAACTTTCTCCGCAACCACAGCGGTCTTTTTCTGCATCGTTGATAAATTGAAATCCTTCGTTGAGGCCTTGACGCACATAATCAATCTGCAGATTTTGCAAATAGGGTTGATCTTTTTTGTTGACAACTACACTGAATCCATCGTGCAATTCTGCATCATCTCCCTCTTGTAGAGCGTCCACATACTCCAGCACATAGGCAAGCCCTGAGCAACCAGTGGTGCGTACACCTATGCGTATGCCCATGCCGCCGCCACGTCGATCTAGGTTGCGTGCTATTTTACTGGCAGCTGTCGGAGTAACTGAAATCATGCCGAGAAGCTGGACCCACAGCCGCAGGTTGTTTCGGCGTTGGGATTGTTGATTACAAAACTGCTGCCGTTGACATCGTCTTTGTAGTCAATCACAGCCCCAGCAAGATATTGCATGCTCATGGAGTCTACCAACACTCCGCCGACTTCAAAGTCGTCTTCGCCAGTTTCTTCATCCAGCGTAAATCCATACTGAAATCCTGAGCATCCGCCGCCCTGCACAAATGCACGAACTTTTAGATTGGGTTTGTTTTCTTCGGCCAAGATGTCAGCAATCTTGGCCTGTGCTTGTTCAGTTATTGTTATCATGTTTTTTCCTATAGTCTTCTATGGCAGCTTTTATCGCGTCTTCTGCGAGTATTGAGCAGTGGATCTTAACAGGCGGCAACGCGAGTTCTTCAGCAATCTGGCTGTTCTTAATTGAGCCTGCCTCGTCAAGACTTTTGCCCTTGACCCATTCGGTAACGAGTGAGGAGCTCGCAATGGCTGATCCGCAACCATATGTTTTAAATTTGGCATCTGTAATTACTCCATCTTGTACTCGGATTTGTAAACGCATGACATCCCCACACGAGGGGGCTCCCACAGTGCCAGACCCAACATCAGGGTCGTTGGCGTCCATTTTGCCCACGTTGCGTGGATTATCGTAGTGATCTAATACTTTTTCTGAATAGGCCATAATACATCTCCATGTGTTATTGTACTACAGTTTGTGTGTATTTACAACCGTTTTGGTTATTTCATTCGGCGCTTGAGAGCGGCCTTGGCATTGGAATCTACAGTGGCTCTAGCTTGATCCACTGTCATGCCTGCTGTGGTTTCCAATTCGCCTTTGAATCTAACTATCCCTGAATTTGG